TCCACTGGAAGAGAAGATGATGGTGAGACGACTTGGCCTGAGTCTCCAGAGGTTCAGACGATAGCTAATTTTGGTGATAGCGATGAGTATATTAGGGGATATGAAAGATATTATTCTTTAATGATAGATTATTATAGGGTCTATGAGAGCATGACTGGCGATGAAGATTTATTGGATGATGATGATTTTGAGGAATATTTACAACAACCTGCCTGGATTATTCAGGGGCAGACTGTTGTAGAGCCAGAAGAAGCTCGGGCTGCTATTCAACAACTGCAGCAAATATATCAACAGCAATTAGAGCAAGGTAGGGATCAGGGTAACCTAGAGCTACCAGAAGAGCCTGATGTCCAGGAGATAACATTTGCTGATCTTGTCCAATCGGGAGCTATTGAAGTCGTTAAAGTCCCAACAAAAAGAATTAAGCAATGTGTGATCATGGGCGATAAACATTTATATTCTCGTATCCTCCCAATTGATAAGTATCCTATTGTGTTCTTTATGAACCAACATACCCGTACCCCCTATCCAATGTCAGATGTTCGTATGGTTAAGGGTATGCAGGAATACATCAATAAAACGAGAAGTTTAATTATTGCCCATGCCACCACTAGTACTAATACAAAAATTTTAATACCATCAGGTTCGGTAGATATGAGGGAGTTCGAGCAGAAATGGGCCCAGCCTGGAGTAGCCATCGAGGTTGATTTTGATCAAGGGCAGCCAACACCAGTTCAGCCAACTCCCCTACCGAACGAACTATATAACAATGAGACTACTGCTAAGAATGACATTGATCATCAATTGGGTTTATATGAGATGACAATGGGTAATTCAGCTGTTGCTCCTCATACATATAAGGCCACTGTAAGTCTAGATGAGTTTGGTCAGCGAAAGATGAAGAGTAAACTTGCCGATATAGAGGCTGGATTAAACAGGTTGGGACAGATAGTTATTCCTATGATGCAGCAATTATACACTACTCAGAAGATTGTTAGGTTAATTCAGCCTAATAACAGTATGAGCGAGTATGTCGTTAATAAACGGATGTACGATGACCATTCAGGCGAGATTAAAGTTTTAAATGACATAACAGTTGGAAAGTACGATGTAGTTGTAGTTACAGGGTCAACGATGCCGACGAATAGGATGGCTCAACTTGAAATGTATATGGATGCGTATGAAAAGGGTATTATTGATAAGCAAGAAGTATTAAAGAAGACAGAGGTCTTCGATATGGAAGGCGTATTACAAAGAACAGATTTAATAGAACAGTTGAAAGGCCAATTGGAGCAAGCAACTGAGACTATAAAAAGTATGCAAGGAGACTTGCAGACAAGAGAGCGTGAAATTTATCACGCCAAAATGAAAGCCGAGATCGAAAAAACGAAGTCCAATTTGAAGGGAACTGAAAATCGGGCGAAAATGTCTGGCACTCTATTCGAGAAACGCCTAGATGACGCTTTAGGGCAAGTTAAAAAAGAGGTAGCGGAAGCTTCCTCTAAACCAGGCTCACCTTCTTCAAGCCCTAAGAAGAAGCAGTCTAAAAAATAGGAGACTATTATGGCAGAACTAGAACAATTGACTACCTCCCCTCCACCTGAAGTTCACAGTGTTGATCTACAGACAGAGGAGAGCTCTTTGGTCGATGATGTCATTTTTGGTGGAGAGAAGGGTAGCGTATCAGAAGCCTTCCCAGATGAAACTGAACAAGCAATTGTTGAGAACTCTAGTACAGAGTCAGAATCTCAGGTAGAACCTTCTGTAGAAGTTAATCCAGGTAACGAAGAAGTACGGTATCAGTACTGGCAGTCCCAGGCAGATAAACTGCGTAATGAGCGTGATCAGTTGCAAACCCAATTTAATACATTGGCTGCACAACCTCAAGTTCAACAACAGCAGGAAGAACCTGAGGCGGCCCCTGAGCCAGAATTTCCAGCTCCACCCGAGAAGCCGCAGAAACCTTATAATTTCTCAATGGACGAGGCGTTATCCGACCCCTCATCTGAAAGTGCTAGATTTGTTCAAAGTGAGCAGGTTTGGCGTGACCAAATGGATGAACACAAGAACTTACAGTTCGAGTACCAAATGGCTATGATGGAAGATGAGAGAGGAAAGTTACGCAGGGATCGTCAAGATGATATACAGCGTCGTGACGCTGAACAAAAGCAGGCAGAGCAATTGAACGGAATAAGAGGTCAAATTATGGATCAATATAAGGTTGATTCACAGGTTGCCGAAGATTTCGTAAGAGTTATGTCTGATCCGAGTTCTATCAGTCTTGACAACCTTTGGAAATTATATGCATCGGATAGGGGCTATGACTCCCCTCAGCAACCTACGAATTCACCCTCTGGTGAGTTTCAACAGGTTAAGAGGGCACAGCAAATACCTGCTTCGATGGGAGTTATGCCTTCTCAAACGAGACAGAATGAGGGCTCTGTAGAAGATAAGATTATAGACAGCATGATAGCTGACTATAATAAACAGAACCCTTGGAGTTAAAACTAATAGGAGTTAAAGATGGCAACACAATATAGTATAACCGCTGGTGGCGGTATGCAGTCATCCTCGATTGATCATTCCAGACGAATGTACAATTTCGGGGAAAAAGTGTCAGAACTCGCTCCTAAACAGTCTCCATTCTTTTCATATTTGTCTAAAGTAGCCAAGAAACCTACTGATGATCCTGTTTTTAAATTCTTAGAGCAGCGTCATCAATGGCAACGTCGTAATTTTGAAGTAAAAACAGCAATGACTACCTCTGCACATAGTGGTAGTGATGCTAACTTCAACCTTACTAACTTGCAGGTTGATTGTCTATATGATAAATATGGCAGGGTCGTAACCACAGCAACACTTCCGAACTTCATTCTAGAAGGACAAATGGTAGTGATTGAATGTGAATACGATGCAAACGGTTCTGACGCAGGCGTCGGTTCTGAAACTGCGGCTAAGGCATATTATAAAATTAACGCAACCCCAGATGTAAGTAATTCTACTTACGCTGAGATTGATGGTACTTTTATAAAAGTTGTTTATAAGCCTACGGGTTCAGTCAGCGGAGAGATTGCAGAGGCTTCTGCTTCTAAGTTAATCTTTCGTGCCGATGGTAAGGGTCAAATCGTTGGTTCAGCTTTTGCTGAAGGTTCAACTGATCCTGAAGGATGGAAAGACGAGTTCTATGATAGAGAAGGATATTGTCAGATTTTTAAGACGGCAATCTCTTTGTTTAGTGGAACTTCATTAGCTACCCGCTATCGTGGTGTATCTAATGAGTACAAGCGAGTATGGCAAGAAAAGTTAATGGAACACAAGATGGATTTAGAACACGCAATGTTATTTGGCGTAGGTTCGGACGATTCCACATCAACAGGGCCTGTAAGACGGTCATGGGGTATTGTACCCTATACAGAAGCTTATGGTAAGATTAAAACCTTTACTTATGCTTCCTCGTCTTATGATGACTTTATTGATGCTATGGAAGATGTCTTCTCACCTGAATCAGGTAATAGCGGGAATAAACTAGTCCTTGCTTCACGCAAAGTCTTGTCTTACTTTAACAAACTTGGCGGAAGCTCTTTCTTAGGCAACACAATGGCACTTGGACACACTGCTACAACTAGTGGTGGTTCAAATGGTTATTCCGTAGATATCCAGAATGTTAAAGGTTCATTCGGACATAATGTAACACGAGTAAATACTCTTTACGGTGATTTACACTTGGTCGAACAGCCTTTATTCAGGGGTATGTGGGAAGACTATGCTGTTATGGTTGATCTAAAGAATGTAGCTTATCGTCCGTTAGCTGCTAATGGCACATCGAGAGATACGCACATTATCACTAATGTACAAAATAACAATGTTGATGGACGGAAAGATCAAATCTTGACCGAAGCAGGTCTAGAAATATCTTTACCAGAAACTCATACCTTGTTAAAGTTCGCATAATTCAGTAATTTAAGGGGGGTCTTTATGGCCCCCCGTACTGGAAAGGTAAATATGAAAATAGTAACAAGTAATGATGTCGGTGGCCCCTGGCAATCTGGAAAAGAAGAAGTCAATGATAATAGCCGCAGACAACAAAATATAAAAGATCGTGGTAAGATAAAAGTTACCAAGAAGAGGAAGAGATGACTAGTGCTTTAGCCAAAGCTGTAATGAGAGCCATAAAAGCTAATAATATAGCTAGAATAAAAGCACTTGCACAGGCGTCAAGGATGTCTCGTGGTAAGTTAATGTCCCAAGCTAAAAGATATGTATCAAAGAAAAAACGTACCCCAAAAACAATGGGCGAGCAAAGTAGAGCTATAGCCCGTAAAGCTGGAAAAAGATAATGGCTTTTAGTACAGATATAAGTTATTATGCGGGAAGTGTAACTGGCAAGGACGCAGCTATTACTTCGTTCCTAAGGGCTGGAGTTAAGTGGGTTATAAATCAGATTGAGAAGACCAATCCAGATTTATTGCCATTATTTGCTCAGGCGAGTACTTTAAGCAATTCTCCTACGACTCTTTCACTTACTACTAATAGCAAAATAATAGATGTGGTCAGGAATAATGCTGACGATGGAACTGCCGAGGCTTTAAAATGTAGCCCAGTGAACGCTGCTTATCGGAGTAATGTTGTTAATACTGATAGTATCTATTACGCAGGAAAGGATTCCCCTGTTTATTATATTGATAATAAGGTGCTCACTGTTAAGCCCACCCCAACAGCAACGCAAACAGCGATAGTAAGTATAGTCTTACCTGATGTTACAGTTGCTTTTGATGGTACTAGTATAAGTAATTTTCCTAGTGAGTTATATCATGCAGTAATTTTATTTGCGGCAGTACAACTTTTACATAATAAAATGGCTTCAATGGGGGCATTATTACCCACTGATTTAGATTCGGATACCACAGTATTTGATGCTATAGCTGATTATTCGAGTACGCTAAGTGTTTCTAGTAGCTTACCTTCGGCAATCAATATGGGATCGACTGCATTGCCATCTGCTATTTCAGTGTCCGCTAGTTTGCCATCTGCAATAAGTATTAGTTCTGCTCTGCCGAGTGCTCTTAGCATAACTAAGTCATTGCCAGCCACTATATCTCTTAGTACTGGGTTACCGAGTGACTTTTCTACTTCTACATCATTGCCAGCTGATTTTAGTCTTACTGCTGACTTGCCATCAGCTATTAATATGAATTCAATATCTCCTCCTAGTACAGTTGATGTGAGCACTACTCTTCCAACTCTTTCTATATCAACTAGTATTGATAGTGAATATAATGATGCATTAGGAAAAGTAAAGGCTCTTATAAATGTTGGTCTAGCTACTGATGAAGCAAGTGGCAGTGGAGATGATGCGACTGCTCAAAGTGCTGGATATTGGTTAGCCGATGAAGATGAGGAAATGACTCAGGCTACGATACAAGTTGCTACACAGGAACTACAGAGAGCTTCTGCTTGGTTGCAAAGATTTCAAGCTAGCATGGGAAAAGAGACTCAACAATTTGAAGTCAATGTTTCAAAATATACGACTGAACTGCAGAAAGAGACTGCGAGAGTACAGGCAGATAGTCAAAAGCATTCAGATCAATTACAAAAAGAAATGCAAAGAGTTGCAAATGAAGCTCAGATATATAGCAATGAAGTTCAAAAAGAGACTCAAGAGATAACAAGTCAATTAAATAAATTTCAAGGGGAGGTACAGAAAGAGACTCAAAGGATAACAGGCCAGTTGGGTAAATATCAGGCAGAATTAGAACTCAAGGGTCAAAAAACACAGACAGATGTAACTATATATACTGCTGAGATACAGAAAGAGTCTGCTAGACTGCAGGCAGAGGCTACTAAATATTCGAGTGAATTGCAAAAGGAATCTGCTAGAGTGCAAAACGAAGCTTCTATATATACAACTGAATTAACTCTTAAAACTTCTCAGATGCAACAACAAGTTTCTGCATATACCAATTTATTAGGGAAGGAGACTGCAAGAGTTCAGAATGAGGCAACTATTTATACTACTGAATTACAAAAGGAATCTACAAGGTTACAAGATGATCTTTCAGAGTATAATGCAAATTTACAAAAAAAGATTTCCCTTTATACTACAATTATTAGTAAATTGAGCACAGACTACCAATGGCTTCAGAGCCAGTATCAAGTTGTAAAACAGGAACTTGGTGAATTTATGATGCCATATACTGCACCGGGTATGACAGATAGTACTGTAGAAAGAGTAAGACGTTGAAATTAAAAGAAATGGTAGAAATGGTTCAGCAGCATCACCCAGATATGGGAGTTACTGAAATAGTAAAGATGCTTAACATAGCTCAGGATGAGTATAGTCAGAGGACAAGAATGCTTGAAAAAGCTACACAGTTTGACCTAGCTGATGGTCAAAGATATTATGCATTAGATGGTGCAATTCTTGAAATTAAGTCGGTAGACATGGAGGCTGCTGATGGCAGTGCAGACCATGTGAATATACCAAAGTTAGTTGGTAGACCGATAAGAAGGGACTTAACTTAATGGCTGGAACTTACGTAGATACTTGGAGCAATAGACATGCTTTAAATCAGTGGGTCTGGTGGACAGAGAGAGATGCAGTTGGGATTGCTAAGTTTAATCCTAATACTGAGAGATTTACATCTCCAACCACAGCTCAGGATGGTAAGAAAATTACTTTATTTTACTATAAGAAGGCTGCACAGTTTACTGAACCTTCTGCTGTAGGGTTTTCTTGGACAGCTGTAAGTGATTTTCCGTCGCAATTTCACGATTATGTGGTTGCAAAAGCTATTGCATTAGGTTATGAAAAGAAACCTGAGACTATTCAATTGGCTCAGTATTTTCACGAAAAATTTGAAAAGGGTGTTAAAGAAGGAAGAAGCTTTGCCTATAGGGCAAGAGCTGGCACCGTTAAGTACATAAAGGCTGTAGACTTTTAAAGGAGGTTATTATGCCACGAGGACTATTAGGAAAACTATTTGGGGGAGTAAGCGATTTTCTTTCCGATCAGGGAGAGAATTTGAAGACAGCTAGAAAGCGTGAGGACGCTGGTGGTATAAGGAATCCTTGGATGAAGTCTGGAGAAGAACAGGCTCAACTCGCTGCTGAATATGGTACTGAAAAACAAAAGCATATTACTAATAGGGCACTTGCCAGTAAGTATTCACAGGGTACCCCAGATACAGTTACTGGAACTCTAGCGGGGCAGTTTGATCCAAATGATTCGGAAAGTGTTATGAAGATGCAACAATCATTAAATAGAGCTGGTATAAAGGATGAATATGGTGAAGCTTTGGCAGAAGATGGCAGAATGGGCCCAAAAACATTGTCTGCTGTCAGAGCTATGCAGAAAACCAGAGGTGAATTTATAGGCCCAGAAGGTTCTGATGTAGAAGGTTTGAATCAAGCAGTGCAAGAGACTACTGGTAGAAAAGCTGATATGCCTGAGAGGAATGCTCTGTTAAATAAGCAAAATTGGTTAGATTCTATTTTCCAACGTAAAGACCCATTTGGCCCGGGAGAAAGACTTGGAGCTACAACAGAAGATTATTCAGGTACACCAACTGAAACAATGCCAAGTAGAGAGGACAGAGACAGGGGAGCTAATCTTTGGAGAAGGTAATTTATGGCAATTAATACTAGAGCATACGATTGGGAAAAAAATAACTTTGGTACAACTGAGTTCGATAATCTCAGTGGTTGGGCTTTTACCGATCTAGGGAATCAGTATTTTAATTCATATGTTACTGATAACTTTACCTCTGTTGCTGTGTCAGCAAGTCCAACGC